GAACCCGTTGAAAAGCGTGGGTTTGATGCAAATTATTGGATATGGGATTACCCAAACTATGAAAAAAACTATATTGTTGTTGCTGACGTTGCTAGGGGTGATGGTGCAGACTATTCTGCATTTCATGTCATAGATGTTGAAAGAATTGAACAGGTAGCAGAGTATAGGGGTAAGATTGAAACAAAACAATATGGAGCATTTTTAACATCAGTTGCAACGGAGTGGAATAACGCTCTTTTAGTAATTGAAAATGCAAACATTGGCTGGGCGGTAATCCAAGAAGCTATTGACCGTAATTATCAAAACCTTTACTATTCGTATAGAGAGTTGGGGTATGTAGATGAGGACATCCATTTAAGGCGTGGGTGGGATTTAAAGCAAAAAGAAGATATGGTGCCAGGATTTTCAATAACACAAAAAACCCGTCCATTGATTATATCAAAGTTAGATACTTATATGAGAGAGAAATCTCCCATAATTCGTTCTAAAAGGTTATTAGATGAATTGTTTGTGTTTATTTGGAATGGGCCAAAAGCAGAAGCACAACGAGGTTACAATGATGATTTGGTTATATCGTTTTCTACAGGTCTTTGGGTAAGAGATACTGCTCTTAAATTAAGACAGCAGGGGATGGATTTAACCCGAAGTGCATTAACACACATTACCAAAGTATCTTCAACTCAGACAGGAGTATTTTCAAGCAGAAATCAAACACAAAACCCATACTTAATGAAGGATATTCGTGGTAACGATGTTGACTTAAGTTGGTTATTGTAAAAAATTTATATTTATATTTATGGCAGATAAATCATTATTCGGTAGATTGCAAAGACTTTTTTCAACGCAAGTTGTTATAAGGAGAGTTGGTAAGGGTAAGACCCGTGCAATTGATACACAAAGATTACAATCACAAGGTAACATAAAAGGAACATCTTACTACGATAGATTTGGTAGATTGCATAGTACCCGCCAAAATTGGGAAACATATAATAACCAATACAACTATTCATCCAATAGATTAGAGCTATATACCGATTATGAAGCAATGGATAAAGATTCAATCATCGCTTCGGTGTTAGATATATATTCGGATGAGTGTACTCTTAAAAACGATATAGGCGATGTTTTACGAATTAACTCCGATGATGAAAATATCAAAAAAATACTACACAACCTTTTTTACGATGTTTTAAATATTGAATTTAATTTATGGGCATGGATTAGGGGGATGAACAAATATGGTGATTATTATTTAAATTTGGATATAGAAGAGGGTGTTGGAATTGTAAACGCATCACCCATATCAGCATATGAGGTTGAAAGAGAAGAAGGATTTAACGAAGATAATCCATTTGAAGTTCGTTTTAAAATGACAACCTTTGGTGGTGGTGCTACAGGATTTAATTACCAAAAATCTCAAAACGATTTTCATAATTATATTCCATTTTATAAAATAGCACACTTTAGATTATTTTCAGATACAAACTTTTTACCATACGGCCGTTCACTTTTAGAGCCAGCAAGAAAGACTTGGAAACAATTAACCCTTATGGAAGATGCGATGTTAATTCATCGTATTATGAGAGCGCCTGAAAAGAGGGTCTTTAAAATTGATGTTGGTAATATTCCACCAAATGAGGTTGACCAACACATTAGGAATATTATTGACCAAATGAAAAAAATTCCATATGTAGACCAAAACACTGGGGATTATAATCTTAAATTCAACATTCAGAATATGTTAGAAGATTATTACTTACCCGTAAGAGGTGGCCAGTCTGGTACTCAAATTGATACTTTAAGTGGTATGGAATTTACGGGAATTGAAGATATAAATTATTTAAAAAACCGAATGATGGCCGCTCTTAAAGTTCCAAAAGCATTTATTGGATATGAAGAGGGTGTAGAAGGTAAAGCAACACTTGCACAACAAGATATCCGTTTTGCACGAAGTATTGAAAGAGTACAAAAAATCGTTTTATCTGAATTAACAAAAATAGCAATCATTCACCTCTATGCACAAGGGTATGAGAATGAAGATTTAGCAAATTTTTGGTTAGAATTAACCCCACCATCAATTGTTTATCAGCAAGAAAAAGTTGCGTTGTGGGTTGAAAATGTTAGATTGGCAAGCGATATTAAAACATCAAAATTACTATCACAAGAGTGGATATATAAAAATATATTTAATATGTCCGATGATGAGTGGAAAGCTGAGCAACAAAAAGTTATTGATGATTTAAAGTTAGGGTTTAGACAAAGTCAGATTGAAAACGAAGGTAATGACCCAGTCAAAACAGGCGAATCATTTGGAACACCGCATGATATGGCTGTTGTATCTCAACAATCCGCTGAAGGTGGTGGTGGGCAACAAGCACCCGCTCCAACAAATGGTGAAGTAGGACCTGAGGGTGGTTCACCTGAAGGTGGGTTTCCTGGCGCAGGTGCTCCACAAAAAGGAAGTACAACTGGAACGGATGAAAGTTCTTTTGGGAGAAACCCATTGGGATATGAAAAAGATATATCACCCGATTCAACATATCACAATTATAGAAAATCACCACTATCAATTGAAGGTGTACAATTGAAAGCAAGTTTGCAAAAATCAAAAATTAAAACCAAAAAAATGATAATTGAATCACTTTCAACTGATAATACCGTTAATGAAGTTAGTATGTTAGATGAGAAAAACATACTAAATGATATGGTTTAATCAATTTCAGTATATTTATTAAATGATATATAGGGGTAAAAATAAAAATGAATAAACTTAGGCATTCAAAATTTAAAAATACAGGTGTTTTGTTTGAACTATTGGTCAGACAAATCGCATCTGATACATTGAACGAAAAGAACTCACCAGCCCTTTCTATCATTAAAAAACACTTTAAAACCGGAAGTGAACTAAGTAAAGAACTAAAATTATATCAATATTTAGTAAAAGAAAACTTTGATAATTCTTATAAAGCACAAGAGTTTTTAAATATTGTTTTATCGGAAAGAAAAAAATTAAATGATGGTGTATTGAAGCGTGAGAAGTATAATTTAATTAAAACAATTAATGAACGCTTTACTACAAACGATTTTTTCAAATATAGAGTATCCAATTACAAATCACTTGCATCTATTTACAAATTGTTTGAAAACAATGAAGGTGTATCTCCAAAAGAATGGGTTGAATGTAAAAATGTTATATTAGAAAATGTAACAAAAAAACCTAAAGCTGAGCGTGAGGTGAATAGTGAGTATGTAAATGAATCAAAAGATGTAAGATTATTAGCATACAAATTTTTAGTTGATAAATTTAATGAAAAATATAAGGGTTTAACTACTGAACAAAAATCGGTACTTAGAAACTATATTAACAATGTTGATAATTCAGATAACCTAAAAAGGTTTATTTTAAGAGAGAGTGAAAAGCTTAAAAAAGAATTTTCCAAAATAAAAATTTCAGATAAAGTTTCCGCTATAAAACTTAAAGAAGTTGTCAATTTAATTGATGGTTTATCAAATTCTAAAATTGTATCTGAAAATCAGGCTTTAGGTCTTTTAAGATATCACCAATTATTAAACGAATTAAAAGGTATTTAATATGAGTAGATTTCTAATTGAGGAGCTTGATAAAAAATTCAAGCAGCTAGAAGAAATTGATGAACAGCCGCAGGGTGAAAAAGATGCAGAGCTGGAAGAACAAAATGTTACCTCTAATTTGGATGGTGGTGCTGGTCCACCACGAACTCCACACGCATTTGCAAAAAGTGAAAAGGATATGGATGATGACCATATTGAAGTATTGGGGTATAAAAAAATAAAAAGTGTAAAAAGAAATTTTTTGGAGAGATGGGAAAAGGGTATTGAAGATGCTATTAACGAATTAAACTATCGTCAATACCGAAAAGATGAAATGGGTTCTCCCCAATTAAAAATCAATAAAGCAATCAAAGAAATTAATAGAAAAATTTACGAAGTAGAACACTTGGTAAATCAAAATATAAAACTAAAAACCGAAATGGGTGTTTCATCCAACGCATATTGGAAAAAGACGAGAAATAATTTTTCCAAAATATCAGAAAGATTAAATCGTATTTCATTTAAGATTAAACAATTGGGTGCATAGAAAATGAAACAGCTATTGGTTGATACTATTGTATTTGATGTAAAACCCCAGCAGCTTAAAGAAGCTGCGATGAAGGGTGATGGTAGACTTATTGTAAGTGGTGTTCTACAAAGAGCAAACGAAAAAAACCAAAATGGTAGAGTATATCCTGAAAGTATATTAAAGCGTGAGGTTTTAAAATACAAAGATAGGGAAATTAAAGAAAATCGTGCTTATGGGGAATTAGACCACCCAGAATCATCGGTAGTTGAGTTAAAGAATACATCACACATTATTAGAGATATTTGGTGGGATGGTAAGGATGTTGTTGGTAAGGTAGAAATACTTAATACACCTTCTGGGAGAATACTTAAAGAGTTAATAGAAGCCGGGTGTACCGTTGGTATATCATCACGGGGTATGGGTTCGGTTCGTCAAATTAAAGAAGATGGGACAGTTGCTGTTGAGGGTGATTTTGATTTAATATGTTGGGATTTTGTAAGTAACCCTTCTACCTTTGGTGCGTTTTTAAAGCCTGTTAATGAGGGTGTGAATCGTAGTGTTGGTAAGGTTAATAAGTATCAAAAAGCAAATGATATTATGAGAGATATTATTTGTGAAATTGGTGGATATTGTGAATGTAATTTTGGAGAAACAAAATGAGATTAAAAGAATCCATTAATCAAAATCAAATAAACCTATTAAAAGCGGCTTATGGTGATATTAAAAAAATAGACCCAAATTCAGCTGCTGTTAAAAAACTTATGATGGTTTTAAAGAAGTTATCAAAAGATGATTTGGAAACAATTTCTAAAGCTAAAATAAACTTTGTTTCAACTATGGCACAATCTATTCTTAGGGATTCTAATGTATCTGAATCCGCTGAGATGGATAATTTACAAAAGAGAAAAAACGATTTACTAAAACAAGTAGACCCTTTAATAGCAAAAAAGAAAAAGTTGTATAGTGATGTAGACATTACTACCCCGAAATCATCGGATGAAAAAAAGTTGGATAAAGAAATTGCAGACCTTTTTTCGGAAATAAATGATTTGGTTCATAAAATAGTTAAATTGAAGAAATCTCAAAATGAAGGTAGGAATACTATGAAATTAAAATTAGCAGTAACCGAAGAAATTGCAGTTGGTAAAATGGTTAAGGTTGTTAATAACCCACATTGGGAAGCAGCTTTAGGTAAAAAAGG